TCAGCCGAACAGGTTGGAGAGCAGCGGAACCAGCGTAATGCCGATCAGGGCTACGCCGCCGCCTGCCATGAGCTGTTTAATGCCCTGACTTTTTGCACCCGGATTGTCGTTGCCGTAACCTTCCAGAAGGTTGATTGCACCCCAAATGGCAAGACCCGCGCCAAGGGCGATTACAAGGGTCTGGAGAACGCCGATTGCGGAATGAAAGAAACTCATAATATTACCTCCATTTTTTAAGTTGTATATATGAAAAAAAGCCACTATTCTGCGGCTTTCTGGTCCCCGGAGAGGTCAACGGAATACGTGTTGAACACATCGTCCGGTTTCGGTTTCAATTTGGTGGACAGAAACTTCTCAATATGGAAAGCATTGTGGGGGTCATAATCGGACAGGTATTTGTAGTTCGGATGCTTTGTGATGTCGTACTTGTCAGAAAGGAAGGGCCGGACGCCGCGAAGCTGGAGGATGCATTTGCCTCCGTCGAGGACAGACAGCTCATCGACCGAAGCTAAATCCTTTCCCAATTTTTGATAATTGAGGCTGTGGGAAACTTCGCGGCCCCGGCTTTCGCCGGTGTTGTAGGTGTCGATTGTCTCTTTTCCAAGCGATTCGGTCAGCTCTTTCAAGGTCGTGCGTTCCTTGCCGCCGAGGAAAATAGCGCTGTCGCAGTTGCCGATGATCGTGTCGGCGTTGTCTTTGTACAACGCCTTGAGCTGGCTCTGCGCCTGCAAAACAAGGCTGGCCGAGATTTCACGGCTGCGGATGGTGGCAATCAGCTTTTCAAATTTGGGAATTTGCCCGATGTTGGCAAATTCATCGAGCAGGCACCGGACGTGGACAGGCAGGCGTCCGCCGTACACGTCGTCGGCCTTTTCGCATAACAGGTTGAAAAGCTGCGTGTAGGCCATCGAAACTAAAAAATTAAAGGTGTCATCCGTATCAGAGATGATGATGAATAGGGCGGTCTTGCGGTCGCCCAGCGTGTCCAGTTCCAATTCATCGTAGGCCGTCAGGTCACGAAGCTCCTGAATGTCGAACGGAGCCATTCTTGCGCCGCATGAAATAAGGATCGACTTTGCTGTTTTGCCCGCCGCCAACTTATACTTCTTATATTGCCGGACGGCGAAGTGATTCGGCTTTTCCTTTTCCAGCGCCTCAAACATGAGATCCACGGGGTTTTTGAATTCCTCATCATCCTCTCGAACTTCCGAAGCGTTGATGAATTCAATCAGCGTAGCGAAATTCTGTTCCTCGACCGGAGCCTCATAGTGGATGTAGCCGATGAGCGCCGTATAAAGCAGCGTCTCGGCCTTCACCCAAAAATCATCTCCTTCCTTGCCCTCGCCCTTGGTGTTGGTGATGAGCGTGGTAACCAGCTTCAAGATGTCCTTTTCGGAATGAATGTACGCGAAGGGATTATAGTGCATCGACTTTTTGAAGTTGATGGTGTTGAGAATTTTGATGCGGTAGCCCCTGCGCCGCAGGAGATTCCCGCACTCCACGACAATGCTGCCCTTCGGGTCCGTGACCACGAAACTGGTTGGGTAATCCTTGGAATCGCACTGCATTAGGTTCGGCTTGATGAAAAATCTTGTCTTGCCGGAACCGGAGCCGCCGACGACCAGCACGTTTTTGTTCCGGGATGTTTTGGGGTCCTTGGGACGGTTGTTCATGGTGAGCCGTTCCGTCTGCGTGAGAATGACGTTGTTTTCAAACGCCGGGTCGATGTACGGTTTGATGTCCTCGGCCTTGCCCCAGCGGGCGGAGCCGTATTCCACATTTTTGCGGAATTTCTTGGCGTTCCGGCCTTTCACATAAACCACCAGCCGGAGCGCGGCGGCGAGAAAGACGCCCACACCGAGGTCGGTCGGATGAAAGCTCGGCAGTGGGGAGGCAAACGCGGCGGTAAGGCCGTCCATCAGGTGCAGGAGCTTCCCGGAAGCGTCCGCGCCTGCGGACAGCCGCCACGCCTGTCCGAACTTGGTGGCAAACAGAGCGACGAACAGGTACGGCAGATTCATTAGAAGCAGCTTTTTTGTTTTCTCACTCATCGCGCCCGCTCCTGTTCCTTATGCCTCACCCGGTCAACGGTATTTGCCTTGACCAGATCCTTGAACTGACGGAGCCGCGAGAGGACGGAGGGCCTTTTCTCCCGGTTCACTGTTTTCGCCGTGAACTCAGTAAAAGCGGCGGTGAGCGCGTCCGCGTCCCGCGCTTTGAAAAAGACGAGATATTTGGGTGGCGAAACGCTGCGGTCCTTTTTGACGGCGTAGTCCACGCCGTATTTCCGCGCCACACGATCAAAGGAACGGATGTTGCTGTCGGTGATTTCCATGTTGGACACGCCCGCGTTCTGACCAACGAGCTGTTTCACCGTCTGCCTGCCGTGAAGGACCACGGGACCGGCGCGGGCCTTCGCGTTTTTCTTTTCCTTCCGGTGGGCCAGATACTTGGCAATCGCCGCCTTGAGCACCCGGCCCGTGAGCTTCGTGCCGCTGATGATGAGCGTCACGGAGCGGGTTTCGATTTCTTCCTGCAAACAAAGCACCTCCTGTCATGGCAAAGCCGCCCCGTCACCGTTCATCGTGAGAGGGCGGCTTTTTCTTTGCCGGGGCCGGGTTCCGGTCATTTTTCTGTTCCTCACTCTTTTTCAAAAACGGGGTGAGGACGGTTTCTTTGCTGTCCATGTACATTTCCTCGGTTTTCTGCTGCGCCTGCTGGAGCTTTGCGATAGCGTCGGTCACGTCATTGAACAGCGAGTGGTACATTTTCTGATAGTCCGGCACGTTACCTCCGCTCCTTTTCCTCGTCCTTTTCCCGGCCCTGTCCCTTGACGGTGAGAATGCCGTCCAGCGTGGTGGCGGTGATGTGCAGCCGTTCCGCCGTGGCGATGTCGTTTTTCACGGTTTCATCCACGTTTCTGCCGCAGACCACCAGCACATGAGCACGGCGCAGAAAGTTGCAGGCGATGTCGATGCCGTCCTTATGTTCCTGCGGGATGGCGTCGTTGAGGAAAAGCGGCAGGAACAGGATCGGGCAGATTGGCGAAAAGCCCGCGTCGTAAATTTTGCGGCAGTACTGCGCCGCGTCCTCGGTGTTTTCTATTTCGTCCGCGCCCCACGGGGCGGTGATGTATGCGAGGGGTCGTTTCATGATAAAATTACTCCTTTCCGATTTTGTCGGGCATGAAAACAGCCCGCGCGGGACGTTTACCGTCCGGGCGGGCCGCTTCCGTACATGTCGTGATTGACCAGCGCCGAGTAGTAGCTGCTGATGGTGGTCGGAGCCTGATACAGCGCGGTCAGAATGTAGCTTCGGATATTGCGGATATCGGTGGTGTTCTTGTCTAAACAGTCCAGCACGTATTCAATGTGGCTGTCGTCGAGCTTCAAAAGCCTGCTTTTTACCGTTTCGGCGGGCATATTCTCACCGGCGATCCGGATTTCCTTTTTTCGGCTGCACACGGTGTCGAGCATGATGCCCACGATTTCGTCCAGCCTTTCCGGGTCGCATCTCTGCCGCAGGACGTCGTAGGAAATATTCTCTTTGATGATTTCGCGGTAGGCGTCCGTCGCATCCATCGAATCAGCCGGGGCACCGTCCTCTTGTTTTCGGTCTGCCGGATTGGATTGATAAGGATTTAATCCATACGTATTTGATTTTTTAGGGATATTAGTTCCCTTAGTATTTAATTGCGCGGGATTTTCCGTATCCGGTTTTCCCATATCCGGGTTATCCAGATACGGCTTTTCCGTATCTGGTGAATCCGTATCCGGAAAAGGCGTATCCGGCGGCTTGCGCGGCAGCTCATAGATGGTGTACTCGGTATCCGAGATGCGCCCGTCTTTGCCGCGAAGCTGGCGGCGCTCCATATAGCCCGCGTTTTCCAGTTCCTTGAGCGCCTTTCCGATAGCGTCCACACCTTCCCGGCAGATGGATGCAAGGCCCCGCGTGGTGTAATCCCAATCGTCCGGAAGGGAGAGCATCATGGAAAGCAGACCTTTCGCTTTCAGGGACAAGGCTCTGTCCTTCAGGTGATGGTTGCTCATGACCGTGTAATCCCGCGTCCGTTCCACACGAAAAACTGCCATTTGTATCACTCCCTTCTGAACGGGCGATTCAGTCCGCAATCGTAAAATTCAGCGTCAGCTCATGGGACACGTTCGTTGTCTTTACCCACGCCAAACCGAATTTAGCGGTAAGCGCCAGATTCCCGGAAGCTCCGTTCGCGCCGAGTGTCCCCAATGGAACTTCCGACGCAACATCACTTGCATAAACCGGTGCTTGTCTGTCAACCGCAGTCCAACCTGAATCAGCTGTTTGGCTGATTCCCACGCCGAGCGCCATTCCGTTTCCGGTTTGCGAGGCCGTCAGGCTGTTCCAGTCGGAATAGGACGTGGGGGCGGCGTCGCCGATGCCGGATGTCGCTTTCAGCCCCGCGACAGAAACTTGGACGGGAAAAGTGGAATGGTTGGTAATCGGAATGCCTGGTGCGGTGAACGGCGTATTGCTGTTCGGGTCAATGGAATAGCCGATACTGACCGGATGGGTCACGGAGACAAGCTCATCCGCATGGTAGTGCGCGACAGCCGAAATGTTTCCGGCGTTGTCCACGGCGGCGATATGGATGTAAAAACTGCTGCCGGACGGGCGGGAAAAAGTATAGCTGTCCGATGCGGTCGTAATGCTCCCGTCCGGGACGGTATTGGGGTTGTTGTCCTCCACGATGGAATAGCCCTTCATCCCGGTTTTCAAAGACGTGGAAATAACCGAGGAATCATATTTCGCACCGTCGTTCTGGCCTGTGGCTTCGACATAATACTGATAGCCGGTCGCGTTGTCCTGCGAGGAATAATTGACGGTGTACTGCGTCCGATTGGAATTGTGTGTGACGCTTGAAATGGCCGGTTCATTCGGCGCGTCCAAATCCTGCCCCTTGTGGTCGTTCCAGCTTGTATCGGTCGTGATCTGCGCAAGGTAAAACAGAGTGTTGGCCGTGACGCGCTGCTCGTCCGGCGTGGCTTCCCCGTTTGAATGGCCGGTTTGAATCATGGCGCAGTTTGACCAACTGGTGAGATAAAACGTGTTGGTGCCCTGCCCACTGGAGCCGGTGGCCTCCGTGCTGCCGCTATAAGTATAGGGCGGCTGATACGTCATCCAGACGTCCCCGAAAGCAAGCTGATTGGAATGGGACAATGGGACGTTCAGGGCTGTGCCCACGTCCCCGATTTTCCATGGATAGTTGGTGAGCAGGCCCTTTTTGGCAACTTTGATCTGTGTGCCGCCAAGTATCGTGTATTTTGGGATGGTGTGAATATTGCAGTAGTGGGCCAATTTGAAGAAGTTCGGCATGGAAATTCGGTCGTTATCTACCATCGTGTCATGCCCGAACAGGACGCCGCGTCCGGTCTTGATAAAAGAGTCGGTCTTTGTTTCCGCCGTTGCAGTCAAGTCCTGATTCCCATTGGAATCCCACGCTCCGAAGTACAGCACGTCGTATTTGTAGCTGCCGTCCGCGTTTTTCAGGTAGGTGTCCGGGTTAGCGTTGAAATCGGAAATCGACACGGTATCCACGGAAATGAGGCCCTTACCATAGCCTTTGGAATCGTACTCATTCGGCGTTTCCATCCACATTTTGAGCGACGCCGATTTTGGCAAGGTATAGCTCTTGCCCTGCCACGTCGTAAAGGAAACGGTCGGCGCGACAACGGGATAGATGTTCAGAACCTTCGCGTTGTCTTTGGCGGGGATGCTCTGGAAGGTCGATTCATGCACGGACTTGGAATAGAGCATATAGCTGTACGGCTGACTTTTGTCGCTGTTTGTCCAGTGGAGCGCCACATAGTTCCCGGACGGGTTCGGCGTAGCGGTCAGCGATAAAACCGACGCGGCGGAGGCCGCGAGTGCGGGTGAAGCGCCGGACAGCAGAATCCCGGCGGCAAGCAGCGGCACGAGAAAGAAGCGCCTGAATGATTGCCTCAAATAAAAATCCCCCTTTCGCGTGGAAGGTTGGCCGGGAAAATCCCGGCCGATTCCCGCGCTTATGTTTTTATGCAAGCTGGAACTGGAAAACAAGCTGATGATTGGCCGTGTACGCTCCGTCGAACGCAAGGCCGTAGTCTGCCGTCATGGACAGCGTGCCGGAAGTGTTCGGATTCAGCGTCCCAACCTGCAACGGCGAATCGTTCACCGCCCAATGGGTGGAAGTGCTGAACCCGCTGCTCCAGCCGGAATTACCCTTCGCTGCAATGCCGAGCGCAATGTACTTTTTAGAATCCGCGAGGTTGAGAGAACGCCACGCTTTCGCAGACGGATCGACGTCGGTGAAGGTCAGAGAGCCGCCTGAAGCGGCTTTCAGGGATTCCACCGTGGCGATCACCGCGACTTTGGTATTGTTGGTCACTTTGATGTCGGGCGCGGTAAAGGTTTCGGCGTCCGGGCTGATGGCGTAGGCCACGTTGATCGGGTGGGTGACGGAGATCGTCAACGGCGAGATGGAGCCGTTGATTGTCACGTTCCCCGTGATGCTGCCCGTGCCGGTGTCGGTCTTGTCGGCGGCGAACGCCGGGACTGCCGCCATCACGCCGAGCACCGCAAAGGTGACGATGCCCGCGAGAACTCTTTTGAATCTGTTTTTCATTTGAAAACCTCCATGCTTTTATTTCAACCGCAAAAGCGGTTGATTACGAAACGGAAAGATGGATTTTATAGTCGGTCATACCGAGGTAAGCCTTGGTTGTTTTGTGATAATACTTAATTGCTGCGGTCACGCTGTAGCTTCCAGTTGAAATCGGCTGGGAAAGGGTAAGCCCGTCGATGTGCTGGCCCGGATAGATCGGTGTGGATTTCGCTACCGTTTCGCCGTCCAGCAAGATTTCACATTGCATAATGACAGTGTTGGAGGACGGGTTTTCCACTTCCCATGTGCCGGTGCTGCTTTTCGCCCCGCTGGAAAAGGACGCCTGCGCGCTTACCTTGTCGGTGACGGTGACTTCTTGCTTTTGAAGCCGGGACAGGATTTCCTGCCGAGATGGGGTGCTGCCGCTTCCCGGTTCCGCGCTCCCGGTATCGTCCAGCGACGGAGCGGACGACGAGGGGACGGAACTGGACGGCGGCGGGTTCGGGCAGGGGTGCTGATTTCCGCAGCTTCGCAACAGGAGAAGCAATAGAAGCAGCAACAGCAGAAGAATTGCAAGAATGTACGGCCATTTGCGTTTTCGCTTTTTGTCCTCCTTTTTACCTTTGCTTTCGTTGATTTTTTCAGTTGTCATGCGGTTTCCTCCTTCATTCAGACATGAAAAAAGGCGCTCCTTCCGTAACGCCTGAAACGACGGTTATTACCTTTCCTGATCCCGCTGCCGCTTTTTCTGCCATCCGTCCAGCAACCGGATGATGACCTGTTCCATTTGCTGCGGAGTGTACGATTTTGGGAAATATTTTTGGAGCTTATCCGCCTTGATGGTCAGGTCGTTTTTCTCCGGTTTCTTTTCCTCCGACATGATCGCCAGCATACTGTCCTCGTTCAGATGGCCCTCCTGACTGAACTTTTTCAGCCGCTGGGCCTGTGAGAGCGAGGGGGTTGCCTGTTCGCTTTCGATGGTGTCGAGTAACAGCGTCTGTTCCTCCGGTTTGAGGTACGACAACTCCACGGCGGGGGTCATGGCGATTTTTTTATCGTCCACCATCTGCTGAAGCTCCGGCGTCAGCTCGTTCAGTCGGATATACCGTTGCACCTGTCTGCCGCTTTCACCGGTTTCTTTTCCTACAATCGCAGCACTTTCTAAATTCCCGACAACTTGTCGGGAATTTTCTTTGGGCGGTCTGCCAGCCTGACGCCGTATGGCGTCCATCTTCATTTTGTATGCCTTGGCCCGTTCACTCGGCAGGATATTTTCACGCTGAATGTTGCTGTCAACCATAATTATGGTCGCGGCGTCATCGTCCAGATTGCGGACGATAACCGGCATAGTGGGAAGCCCAGCCAGCTCGCAGGCATGTTTGCGCCGGTGGCCGGAAATAAGCTCAAAACCTCCATCTGCACGGGGACGGACAATGGCGGGAACCAACACGCCGTATTCCTTGATACTCTCCACGGTTTCTTTCATGGAATCATCGTCCCGTACCTGAAACGGATGGTCGGGGAACGGGTGCAGCTCAGAAAGCGGCATATCCGTGACTTTTTCGCGTTTTTCATCCTCGCGGGTTTCCTCTGTGGAGAAAATATCATCGTAGCTGTTCAGACTTATGTTTTTGGCGTTGCTTTTCAATTTTAAGCACCTCCTTTGTCAGCTCGCGGTACGCTTCGGCAACCTTGCCCTTCGGGTCGTGAGCGAAAATGCTCTTGCCCTCCGCGCTGATTTCGGCGGCGCGGACGGAATGAGGAATCTCCACGTCAAATACTTTCAGCTTTGAGCCGTAGGTGTCCCGCAGCAGGGCGCTGATTTCCTTGGCGTAGTTGGTGCGGCTGTCCACCATCGTCAGTAGGATGCCGTCGATTTTGAGTTTCGGGTTAATCTGCCGCCGCACCTTGTTAATTGTCTGCAAAAGCTGTTCCAGACCTTTGGCCGGAAGATACTGCGCCTGAACGGGAATGAGCACGCTGTCGGCTGCGGCCAGCGCGTTAACGGTCAGCATCCCCAACGAGGGCATACAGTCCAGAAGCACATAGTCGTATTGGCGCTTCACGCCGTCCAGATATTGCTTCAGGACCTTTTCGCGGCTCATTGCGTTGACGAGCGAAACCTCCATGCCGGAAAGTTCGATGTTGGCGGGCATGAGGTCAACGCCTTCATCATGGTGCAGAAGTCCCTCCTTTGGGTCTATGGCTTCTTCCGTCAACACTTTGCCCATCACTGTCGCCAGCGTCTCGGACAGTTGGTCGGGCTGGGAATTGCCCAAACTGATGGTCAGGGAACCTTGCGGATCGCTGTCCACCAAAAGCACCTTTTTTCCTTCCCGCGCCAGCCCGATGCCGAGATTGGCGCAGGTGGTTGTCTTGCCGACGCCGCCCTTTTGGTTGGCAACGGCAATTACATTGGTCATTTGGCTTTTCACCTCCTGTAACAGAAAAAGGACGCTCCCTTTCACGGAACGCCCTTAAAATATGATGAAGTTATTCAATTTTTAGGGGTAAATACTGCTTCTAAACTGCCCGTAAGCCCCTGATATTACTGACTATTTTGAATAAATGCCGTAAGAACACTCGCACCATATAAGAACGCTAATATTGATACTTACCGTATCAATATTAGCGTTCTTATTTTATGCCCGAAAAGCCTGTGCTTACGGGCTTTTTTGTGTTTTGTGGGGTTCTAAACGCAGACAGTCTACCTTTGAAAAACTGCGTTTTCGACCGAATCAAAGCCATCACCCGCACCGATGCTTTCGATTGCTCGAAATAGTTTCACTTTTTTCGTGGGGTTTCATTTCCGCTCAAAAATAGTTTCATGCCCGCGCTTACGCTTAGTTATCCCGATAAAAAGAGGCTGAGCCTTACAACCCAACCTCAATCTCTGTTCCGTTTTTGAACTCGAATACCATCCTGCCGTCGTGGAAAACCGTAGCCTTATTGAGCAGTGCAATCCACAGCCTTTCGTCCCATTCATCGAGGACGAGTGGCTGTTTCTTTAGTGCCTCGATGAACAACCGGAGCTCTCGGTCTTGGTCATACTTTCGATTTTTCTCGGCGGTCACCTCAGCAAAACGTGCTGTCGCTTTCTCGTAGCGGCTAAGGAGCCCGTTGTACTTCTTAGCGTATTCTTTCTGCGATTGTACCGTAGAGGCGTTTTCCCTGACACAGGCTTTGACCAGCTCCGCCACAACCGTAATTTCCTCGTTTAGGCTTTCCAGTTCTACGTCCAGCGCTGTAGTGTCGGAAAGCACCCGCCGCATGGAAGCACAGTCCGAAATAACGTTTTCTCGGTCTCCCATCAGGCGATTGTAGGCAATCAGGAACTTCCGCTGGATGGTTTCCGTGTCCAGATGCGGCGTTGCGCATTTCATCTCGCCCTTGAACTTGCTATTGCACCGCCATACCATCTTGCGGTATGGGTCGTTGGAGTGCCACACTTTTTGACCGAAGAATCCTCCGCAATCACCGCATACCAGCTTCGATGAGAACACGCTGTTGCCGCTGTACGCTCTACCGAGTGACCTGCGCCGCGCAATCTCTGTCTGCACCATGTCCCATTCAAATGGCTCAATAATAGCGTCATGGCTGTGTTCCACATAATACTGTGGAACCTCGCCCTCGTTGACCTTCATCTTTTTGGTGAGGAAGTCAGTCGTGAATTTCTTCTGCAGGAGTGCATCGCCTTTGTACTTTTCGTTTGAGAGAATGCTATTTACTGTGGTTTGGCTCCATTTCTGCTTGCCGGACGGTGTCGGAATGCCCTGTTGCTCTAAGTATCGGCAGATGCCAGCGGGCGTTTTGCCCTCAAGAAATAGCCTATAGATGAGCCGAACAATTGCGGCTTCTTCTTCGTTTATCACAGGTATACCGTTCTCTCCTTTTTCGTAGCCGAGAAACTGTTTATACGGCATACTGACCTTGCCGTCTGCAAAGCGCTTTCGCTGCCCCCAAGTTACATTTTCCGAAATGCTCCGACTTTCCTCCTGAGCTAACGAACTCATTATCGTGATGAGTAGCTCGCCCTTGCTGTCGAAGGTGAAAATGTTCTCCTTTTCAAAATAGATTTCCGTGCCATGCTCCTTCAGCTTCCGGACGGTAGTGAGGCTGTCCACGGTATTGCGGGCGAATCGGCTGACCGATTTCGTGACGATAAGGTCAATCTTACCGGCGAGAGCGTCCTTGACCATCTGCTTGAAGCCATCACGGTGCTTGGTGTTTGTCGCCGAGATACCTTCATCCGTATAGACCCCGACGAACTCCCAATCCTCACGGGATTGAATGTAATGCGTGTAGTAATCCACCTGTGCCTCGTAGCTGGTTTGCTGTTCCTCGCTGTCTGTGGACACGCGGGCATAGCCAGCCACCTTGCGCTTCGCCACCAAAGTCGTCGGCAGAGCCGTGAAGCGATTTTTGGTGGCAGGTATTGTTGTTACTGATTTTGGCATGGTTTTTTACTCCTTTTCCTCATTTTCTCTGCTGCTGCCTGCCGCATTTCTGCTGCCCAACTCTCGGAACGTGAGCGGTCTTGCCATGTAGCTTTTTCCGTATGCCCATCCGTAAATATAAACTCCAGATTGTTGTTCGGCAGTGCGGTTATAAAGGCAATGCGCTCAGCAAATATGTTCTCGTTAAAGGAGTTGCAGCCGAGCACATCGGCGGTAACGGCTTTGAGCGTGTTCTCTGGTATCTGCTTAGAAGCACAGTGTTTTTTGCCTTTAGTGTTATAAGTGGAACAGACCCAAGTAATACAGGTGGGCGTGGTCTTGCGGCGGTAGTTTTTTCCGCAGAGACCGCAACGTATCTTGCCAGTGAAGGCTGTGGTCGTGCCGGGTTTAATCTTAACGCTGTCCGCCCGTCTGATAAGCTCCTGCTGTACTGCATTAAAGGTCACACGGTCGATGATAGGCTCGTGGGCATCCTGAACGTGGTACATGGGAAGCTCTCCGCGGTTAATCCGTGTTTGCTTTGTTAGATGGTCGGTGCGGAAGGTCTTCTGTAAAAGCAGGTCTCCAGCGTATTTTTCATTTCGCAGCATCTTGCTGATGGTATCTTGGTGCCATGTTCTTTCAAAACGCGTGGGAACGCCCAACTCATTGAGCCTGTTGGCGATTGCCTGTCTGCCGAGCCCTTGGAGATACCATTTGAATACCAACCGTACCGTTTCGGCTTCTTCGGGCACTATCTCAAAAACGCCGTCCTTTGCCCGGTATCCGAGTATCGTGCAATCCCACGGCTTTCCAGCTTCGAAGTTACGCTTGATACGCCATTTTTGATTTTCGCTTGCTGATAGACTTTCTTCTTGCGCATAGGATGCCAGAATGGTCATCATCAGTTCCCCCTCGGCACCCATCGTGTGTATGTTCTGTTCTTCGAAAAAAACGTCCACTTCCAGCATTTTCAGCTCTCGCACGGTTTCCAGTAGAGTAATCGTGTTTCGAGCAAAGCGGGAAATGGACTTGGTAAGTATCAGATCAATGCACCCTGCGCGGCAGTCGGTAAGCAGCCTTTGAAACTCGTCACGGCATTCCTTGGTGCCGGTAATCGCCTCGTCAGCATATACACCGGCATATTCCCAATCGCCGTGCTCCTGTATCAGCGAACTGTAATACGTGACCTGCGATGAGAGCGAGTGCAGCATTGCGTCTTTGCCGCTGGATACGCGGGCATAGGCAGCGACGCGCTTTTTTCGCTCCAGCTTCGGTGGATAGTATACCTTTTTTATTGTTTTAGGCATATTTTCACCCCCTCGTAGTGTGACATATTACCTCTGATACTACTATATAGCAAGTCGTTATCCCGGAATAAACTACACGAAGATAAGCCATATTTCTCAGCCATCATTGTATCAATTATGACGTACTCAGCCTCGGTGATAATACCCTCCGACAGCATCCGACGCGCCTGTGCCATAGCGGATTTGTAGCCAAGAATACGATCATTCACGGCTGACACCTCCGAACCGTGCGGCGATATAGCACTGGTGGGAGCAATATTTTCGCGCCTTGTTCCCTATGCTCACAAAGGACTGACCGCAGTTCGCACATGTCAGGTGGTATTTTGTTCGGGACTTACTGCCACGGTTGGCATACCACCACGCCGCGCGGCACTTGTCAGAACAGAATTGCCGTGCTCTGTGCTTGTCCTTTACCTTGATGGGCTTGCCGCACTGCCTACAGACCGGCGCGGTGGATACGGTTTCTTCACTGAGCCGGGTCCGGCGGCAGTAAGTCTTTATCGTGTTTTCCGAAATTGACAGCATCTCCGCAATGCTCGCGTAGGTACAGCCGCGCTGCCGCATTTCATGAATCTGGTTTTTCTGGTCGGTCGTCATAACCTTGTCCTCCGTTCTGAGGAGCCTTCCTCAAAACTCGCTGGACATGAAAAGGCCGCTTTGACGAAAAAAAAGAAGCCCGCTGAAGAAAAATTCCTCGGCGGGCTGTAACTGTAGATCAACGTCTTAACCTTTGGTTTATGAATTTGTGGCGGGAAACGGACTATTCTTTATTCGCTGTACTTAACAAAGGCGTCAGAGAAACCAGCTGCCTTGATCTTTTTGAGCATAGCATCGGCATTCGACTTGACAGAAAACGCGCCAAGTTGAATACGGTAGTATTTCTTCGGCGTGTCAGATTCAGCGGTCGTTTCCGCTGCCGTCAACCCAGCTTTGACCTCCGCGCGGAAGGTATCCATGGACTTGCCATGCTTGGGGAACCAGTGCATCACATCGCCGTGGTTGCTGGCGATGCCCAGCTCATGTCCCTCGCTGTGGCAGATGAGATATGGGCGCTCCGGGCGGATGCCGTACTGCTTACAAAGATATACACAAAGCTCCACAGCTTCTTTGTAGACCGCGTTGAAATATGCGGAATCCGTGAGATTGTCCTCGCAGATCTCGAAACTGATGTGCGTATCGTTGCCGGAGCCTTGGGAGCCGCTGCCGCAGTGCCAGCCGCGCATATTCCACGGCAGGGTCTGGTAGGTTGCAATCGTCCCGTCCGCCAGCTTGCCGATAAAAGCGTGGACACAGACCTGCCGCCCTCCGGGTGTCACCGTATTCCAGTGGTTGTTGTATTGGTTCTTGCCCAGCAGACCGTCGTCCGGGCCCACATAGCGCTTGAGATTGGGGTTGTTCGCCCCGGTGGAATGCACCATAATGCCCCGGGGCGTGATGGTTTTGCCCGCCTTGTAGCAGGCGTTGTTGGTCAGAAGCAGTTTGTGCAGATTCATGTTATTTGTCCTCCTCATCATTGCGGTTGTGGAGCTGTTCCAGAACCGCCTTCAGTTTTTCGGGGATGGGAAGCCCCAGATGCCCCGCATTTTCCAGAATCGACACACCCTCATTGGACAGATAAAAAAAGATGACCGCCGTGCGCACCGCGCCGCCGTCACCCAGCACCTGGCTGTCGATGATGTTTCCCATACCCACCAGCGCGAAGATCAGCACCTTGCGGGAGATGCCCTTGAAGCCGATTTCGCTGGAGAGCTTTTTGTCGGCAATCGCGCACAGCACGCCCGTCAGATAGTCGAGAACGACAAACGCCAGCAGCGCGTAGAGAAAGCCGTCCCACCCGCCGAGGAACCAGCCGAGAAAGCCTCCGACAGCAGCCAGCGCGGCTTGAATCCAGACCCAGATTTCCTTCATATCGATACCTCCTGTTTTCGATTTTGCTGTATGAAAAAAGCGCTCCCGCGCAGAGCGGAAACGCTTGAATGTGTGGCTGTTACAGCGACAGAATCAGTTCGGAAAGCTGATTCATCACTGCTGCCCGCGGTCTGCCCGTACCGAGCTCCTCCCAATCCGGCTCCGGAACGGCAAAGCCGGAGGCCATGCTGTACTGATTGATGAGAGTAATCACCGGCTCCACAGCTGAGCGGATTTCCAGAATATGAAGCGGCCAGTTCTTCACTTCCGTTTTTCCCGCCGTGATTTCCTCACTCCATGAAACCGGCGCAAGACCGTAATAGTTTCGCACGATGTTGACGGCGATGCGGAGCGCTGTGATGTGGGAAGCCTTCACCTTGGTTTCATTGGCCGAAATCTCTTCAAACGGGGATGCCAGTACCGTGAAGGAACGGGAAACCTCGGCGCTGGGCGCTTCAAAGTCAGGATTGACACAGCGTACCGTGAGCGTCTTTGCTTCCGCCGCCTGTGATTCAGCTTCGAACATCACTTCCTCACTGCCGCCGACTTCGCCGCTGGGAGAAAACAGGGACGGATTGTTCACGCCATCCTGCCAGCTTCCCGTGCCGATTTTTACCTGCGCTACCTGTTCGTTCGGCTGCGCGCCGGTGGTCAGCAGCACACGGGGATTCGGGTTGTAAGTGGATGCACCGTTCTTCGGTGCCGAGATTGTCGGTTCGTCGCAGGCGGCCGCCACGCAGAGAATGCTGTTGGACACCTGCTCGGCGGAATAGACGTCCAGTGTGTCGATGGTCCACAGGCCGTATTTCGTGTAGGCGCCAGGCGTGATGGAGGCCGCCGCTGTCCGTGTCCCGGAGGATGCCGATAAATTGAAGGTTTCCAGTACGTTCCACGAAGTCCAGGTCGAACCGTTCGTCGAGGTCTTGCTTGCCAGCATGTATCCTTTGATGGGACTGGTGCCGCCCGACGCGCCGCTCCATGTCAGCGTAATCGGCCCTTCGCTGTAAACCGAGGGGGATGCCGTTAAAACGGACGCTTTTTCGGGCGGCGTGTTTTTCCGCACGGAATTGGAGGATACCGTCCAGCCAGAATAGTAGCTTGAGCCAGCCGCGCCCTGCGTCCGTATCCGGAGCCGGCGGTAACTGCCCCTTGTGGAGGGCGGAGCAACGGATAAACTTCCAGACCCGGAAGAGGAAGAAACCGTGCTCAGCGCCGTCCAGCTTCCCCAGTCGGCGTTGTTGGAGGAATCGCTGTACTGGATTTCAAAGCCGGTAATGGCGTTGTTCGTTCCGGCAGATGCGCCGCTCCACGAGAGCGCAGCACTGCCCTCCGCCACCGTCGGGAAAACGGAACAGGCGGACGGCGCGCCGCAGGCTGTGGTCAGAAGCGCGGAGCTGGTTACGGTATAGCTGGAATTGTCAATCACCCCGGAGCTCAGCGACATACGGCCGTCCGACACCACCCGGAAGCGCACGCCCTGCGCGGCGTTGCCAGTGGTGGAAGAGCAGGTCACCGTCACATAGCGGTAGCGAGGCGCGGTGCCGTCCCAGTTGTCGTTGTCAGGGGCCTTGATGCGCACCTGCCCGGACGAGCCGTTGACGGTAATGGTGCATAAAAGCGCGTAGCCGCTGTGGATGTAGGAGCCGGAGGAGCCAAGCGCCGCCGCAATCGTAAAATGGTAGGTCATTTGGCTGTTGTTCGGCCGGCTTTTCGTATAAGTGATGGTGTAGTGAACCGTGGGTCCGCTGCCTGCGTTCAGGGTTACGCCGTTGATATCCGCCAATCAAACCACCTCCTATTCATAGACCGCCGTAATCAGCGAATTGACCGTGCCGCACAGGGCGGTGTCCAGCCGCCGGTCGGTAATGTCCCCGGCGGCAAGGCTGACCGCACCTGCCGCGACGGCGATATCCGCCAACGCCAATTCGTAGATGTTGTCACTCCGAGTCAGCGATGGAGCGGTGGGAGAAACCGCCGCCGTTCCCGTCAGCACCGCCGCGGAAATCTGGCGTTCCACCGCGTCCCAGTGGACGACCACTCGGTCGATGCGGGGGTTCACGCCGTCCGCCGCCGCAATCGTCAGGTTCAGCGTTTCGGTATTCTCATAAGCATAGCCGTTGATCCACGCGCTGCCGGCAAGCACGTTCACCGACAGCCCGCCGCCCGGCGTCACACGCAGATTGTCGGCATTGGCATAAAAGATGCCGCTTGACACCAGCTTTGCAAAATATCCCGCAAAATCGGATGCGTCGTACATCCGGTCGCCGCTTGTGCTGTTGAAAAATCCGCTTTTCTCCATCGTATCACCCTTCCTGTTTTAATTTTTGAGCCAACGTGAGCACACCCTTGCCGAAGGTAATGTCCAGACTTTGCCCTGCGCTGTCGTAGCTTTCCTCAATCTCCGTAATGCGGGTGTCGAGCGTCACACCCCATTTCTTTGACACCACCTTTACGGTCTGCCCGAGGTCGAAATCCGTGCCGTAGGTCAGATTGCCGTGGGGATTGACGGACGCATCGAAGGACTGCGCCATCGCAAGCTCGCTTAACTTGCTCTGCCCCTGAAAAAGCAGGGCGGCAGTGTATTCGTCCCCGAAATCCTCGGAGCGCAGACTTTTGGCATCCACAAATACCTCCCGGCGCTCAGTCCCCTCGCTTTCCCCATACACGGCAAACACGCGTTCCACGCCTTCACCCTCGCCGCCGACCAGTGCCACGTTGGCATAGTCCGATGCGCTTTTCGTAAAGGTCTGGGATGTGAGATTCTCATACTCCCACGAGAACACCGCCTGCGATTCTGCTCCCTTGTACAGCTGAATCGTAAACATGCGGGATTCTGGATTGAACACCGCCTTGATGCCGGCGTCCGCCGCTTCGCACAGGCCGGTTACCGCGTCCATGAGATTTTTGTAGGAAATCTGCGTGCTGACCGGGTCCGCAAGCCCGCCGCCGTCGTAGGCGATGAAGTCCATCCGCCGGTCGGTGTTGCCCGGGCTGATGAGGTGGTTATTGATTAACTGCCCCGCACAGTCGGCAAGGGTGCCGTTTAAAATTTCCGTATCCCACACAATGCGCCGGGCGAGATAGGAAACGGCGAACCGCCCGCTGACGGTGATGAGCTCTTTTTCGTCCTGCGAGATTTCCGCATACTCAATGATGCCGGCTTCCTCGCCGCCGCTTTTCCAAAGGATGTTCCCCAGCGTCAGCAGGGCGAGGTTTTCCGCCGTTGCGATGGCCTTGAGTTCAAAGCTCCCGCATTGGGAATACCGCCTTGTCCAGCGCAGATATTCAAAGGATTCCACCACACCGGCAGGACGGCGGCTTGTGTCAAAAACATATAGTTCCATAAAATTACACTCCTAAATACTGCGGACGGTAGTACAGGCTGACCTCCAGCAGTTCCTTGCCCGCCGCCGCGTCATAGCGGAGCGTGGCTGTTCCCGGTGACAGCTGAAGAAAAGTCGAGCCGGTATCCAGCAGGCTGAACACGCTGACCTCCTCGCCGCTCTGCACCCGCACCACCCGCTTGCCCGCAAAATGGGTGTAAACGCGGATTTCCTCACCAGCGGTCAGGACGGTGTTCAGACGGACATATTCGCCGGTAGAAACGTCCATCAATTCGGGGTTTTCCACCTCGCCCAGCGCGCGGAACACGATCCGGCACCCGCAGGACACGTCCCCGGGATTTTCCACCGTGATAATCTGGCTTGGCTGGCGGGAGCCGAATTCGATGCCGCCGTCGGGGATTTCCAGCACGAAATGAAAGAGCGGCGTCCAGCGGGCAAGCTCCGCGCGAACTTCCGCAAGTGCCTCAAAGAAGGGCGAGGGACACAGCAGGCTGACGAAAAAGCCCGGCGCGCGCTCCCTTCCCGAGGCGGTGAACCCGGCTTCCTCCACCACGCAGGCAATCTGCCGGTTCCGGTAGGTCAGCGTGCCGGTTTGCTTGGGCGTGAAGATCTTCAAAAACTGTCTGCGGTACTCGTAGGCTTTGTTTGGCGTTCCTGCCGCAATCGTGCCTTCCAGCGTGATGTTGCGCATATCCAGCGCGGAGGAGATGAAAAAAGCGCCGTCCTGCTGGGGCGCTTGGAAGGTATTGACGGTCTGGCGGACGATCCCCGCGCCGTCGAGCTTCGTCAGGAAAAACGGCTTTGCCTGCCGCAGCGTCAGTTTCTCTCCCGATTCATTGGTATAGGTCAGTTCCATCATTATTTCATTTCCTCCATCAGATGCTCGGAGTTTGTGGCGTCAGGCACAAACTCTTGAAAATAGCGGTGCGGCTTGCCGCAGGAGGAGCTGTGCTCCGACAGCTATTTTTTCCTCCTCTTAAAACTCCAGCGCCAGCTTGCGCGAGAGGTTCTTAAATTCCCTGGCAAGCTCCTTTTCGGACAGCGCCTTGGGGCTGACCACCGAGATGTTTTGGGTAATGCTTGTGCCGGCGGAAACCGCCCGCCCGGACGATACGGTACTCACGGAGAAGCTGGTGGGGATGGCGTTCTGCATTTCGCGCGACACAGAAGCCATCGCGTCCTCGAAGCCTACGCCGATGCCTTCGCCCATGTTCCGGCCAAGACCGGCGAACAGGGTCGAGGGTGAATGAATACCGAAGAAGTCCTTGATGCGGTCCACGATGCCGCCGAAGAAGCCGCTGATTTTATTCCACAGCCACGTACCCGCATCTGAAATGCCCTGCCACAAGCCCTTGATGAGGTTGCCACCCACCTGCGCCATCTGCCCGATGTACCCAGTGAAGGCCCGGACAAGGCCCGCCACGATCTGCGGCACCGCTTTGACGACTTCCACGATGATGGATGGCAGATTGGCAATCAGCGACACCAGCAGCTTCACGCCCGCTGTGATGATTTTTCCGGTGTTCCCGGAGAAGGCGCTCGACAGCGCAGCGACAATCTGCGGGATGGCGGAAACCACCGTTGTGATGATGAGCGGCAGGTTCTGAATCAGTGCGATAAGGAGCTTGACGCCTGCTTCCACAATGAGGGGGATGGAGAGAACCAGCGCGTTTACAAGGCCGTCCACAATCTGAGGAATCGCCGCCGTCACCGCTTCAATAATCTGCGGCAGAGCCTGCACAAGGGCAGTCAGCAGAAGAATCCCTGCCTGCACAATCTGCGGTATCGAGCCGACCAGAAAATTCACCAGCGCGGTGATGATGGCGGGGAGTGCCGCCACCAGTTGTGGGATGGCGTCGAGCAGGCCCTGTGCCAGACCGAGGATGAGCTGCAGCGCTGCTTCCAGCAGCATGGGGAGATTATCAATCAGCCCCTGCACAATGGTGGTGACGGCGTTTACCGCTGCGGGTATCAGCTGTGGGAGCGCATTTCCGATGCCCTCCACCAGTGCCGTCACCAGCTGCACCGCCGCGTCGATGAGGAGCGGCAGACTGTCAATGAGGGCGGAAACGATGGTCATGACCGCGTCAACGGCCGCCGGAATTAACTGAGGCAGAAGCGTCAGAAGCGTGTCAAGCACCTGCGTGAACAGGCTGACCACCGTGGACAGCAGCGTGGGGAGCAGTTCTCCCATCGCCTGCAGAATCCCGTCCAGAGCGGCGGGCAGGGCGGCGACGATGTTCTCAATCACCGGCGTGATGTTTTTGACCACATTCTGAAACGCTTCCACTACGTTGCCGATCAGCAGCTGAATATCCGCGTCCGCGTCGCCCAGCCCCGCCGTCAGGTTTCCGATGGCCGACTGCATCCCGGCGATGGAGCCGCTGATGGTTTCGGTCGCTTCCTTTGCCGTCGTGCCCGTAATGCCCATTTCCGTCTGAATGACATGGATTGCCGCGTACACATCGTTTAAATTGCTGATGTCGTATTTCTGCCCGGACAGCTTTTCGGCGTCGGCAAGCAGGCGCTCCATCTCGGTTTTTGTGCCGCCGTAGCCGAGTTTCAGGTTGTCAAGCATGGTGTAGTTCTGCTTGGCAAAGCCCTGATAGGCGTCTTGAATGGAGGAAATGCTTGTGCCCATTTTGTTGGCGTTGTCCGCCATATCGGTAATCGCCGTGTCCGCCGCCTTTGCCGCCTTTGCCGCCTTGGCGGTGTCGCCGCCGAGGGACTGAATGAGGCTGGCCGAAAAGCTGGTGACCGTTTCCATGTACTCGTTGGCGGACATTCCGGCGGTCTTAAAAGCGTTGGCGGCATAGCTCTGGACGGCCGCGCTGGAATCTTTGAACAGCGTGTCCACGCCGCCCACCAGCTGCTCGTAATCGGCGTAAGC